CCGAGCCGACCAAATCAAGGGAGGTATGGCGGGCATCTACAACCCCTCCATCACCCAGCGATTGAACGGCTTGGTGGAAAAGCAGGAAACGAGTATCACCATTGAGCAACCCCTATTCGGGGATGGACTTTAAGTACACCACCGCTATCAAGAAGATTCGGGCCATGCAGGCTCGGAAGAAAGTTATCCAAGGCGGAACGAGCGCATCCAAAACATTCGGCATCCTTGCGGTGCTGATAGACCACGCCGCTCGGTTTCCTAAGTCGGAAATATCCGTGGTGTCCGAATCCGTCCCTCACCTACGACGGGGGGCCATCAAGGACTTCGCCAAGATTATGCAATGGACCCATCGTTGGGTTCCCGACCGCTGGAACAAGACCCTCCTGCAGTACAACTTCGCCAACGGGTCCACGATTGAGTTCTTCTCCGCTGATTCGGAGGCCCGTCTCCGAGGGGCAAGGAGGCAGGTCCTCTACATCAACGAGGCCAATAATATTGACTTTGACTCGTACTACCAGTTGGCGATTCGTACAAGTCAGGAGATTTACATTGACTTCAACCCCACCCACGAATTTTGGGCGCATACCGAGGTCTTGCCCGAAACCGATGCCGAGTTCCTCATCCTGACCTACCAAGACAACGAAGCCCTTCCTGATACGATTCGGAACGATATTGAACTAAACCGAGCCAAAGCGGAGCATTCGGCTTATTGGGCCAACTGGTGGAAGGTGTATGGGTTGGGTCAAGTCGGGACGCTGCAAGGGGCTATCTACGGGGACTACACGGTGGTTGAGGGTATTGACCCATCCACGATGAAATTCGTCGCCTACGGGCTTGACTGGGGGTTCAGCAACGACCCTACGGCCTTGGTCGCAGTTTACCGCAGGGGTGATGACTTGTTTATTCACGAACTGCTCTACCATCGGGGGCTGACCAACTCCGACATCGCCGTCCGACTGAAAGAGTTCGGCATTACAAGGGCGTGGGAGATTGTGGCCGATTCTGCAGAACCGAAGAGCATTGAGGAAATCTACCGCCTCGGATTCAATATCAAGCCCGCATCCAAGGGACCCGATTCAGTCAGGCAGGGGATTGACATCGTGAAGCGGTTCAACCTTCATGTGACCAAGGATTCGGTCAACTTGATAAAAGAACTCCGCAGTTACACTTGGGCCACGGACAAGGATGGGAAGGATACAGGAGTGCCGATTGACTCCTACAACCACGCCTGCGATGCGCTACGCTATGTGGCCCTCAACAAATTGGCCGTCAGTAACTCGGGGAAGTACTTGGTGGTGTAACTTTGCCACATGAACCTTGAATCCATCATTGATTTGCTTTTGATTTTTGGCAGATTCTTCCTCTTATTGGTCTTGATTTTTGCAATTGTTTCCATATTATGAAACTCGTACACTACTACCACATCTATTGCGGCGGAGGCGGGCAATGGCAACTCATCATGCACCAGCACATGATGGCCCTTTGCAACTACGGGCTGATTGAACAACTGGACGAGATTCGTGTCGGCATTGTCGGGCCTCCCGACCAGCGGAAGGCGGTCAAGGATATCTTAGACAACTCCCTCGTGGCGGCAAAGATTAGAATAGTTGTGACCCGCACGAACGCATGGGAGCAGGCAACCCTGACCGAGATGTACCGAGCGAGCCAAACCGAGGATGCCGCCTACCTGTACGCCCATACCAAGGGGTCCGCTGACCCATCCCTCATCAACCAACTTTGGTGCAGGTCCATGGTGTTCTTCAACATCGTGGCATGGGAACGGGCCATCGCAGAACTCGCCAATGTGGACTGCGTGGGAGCCTACTGGCTGACCAAGGAAGAGTTCCCCCAAATCGCTGACCACAACAACCCCGACGGATATCCCTACTTTGCGGGGACTTTTTGGTGGGCTAAGTCGTCCCATATCCGTGAACTTGGGGAACCAGTTCGGGAGCATCGCTGGCAAGCAGAGCATTGGATAGGCAAGCGTGAAGGCATGACCGTCTATAACTCCTGCAAGGGATGGCCTGCACCCGATAAGTTTGTCATCACCTTTTAGCCATGGCCAAAATCCCCGTCATCATCACCAACTTCAACCTCTACACCTGGCCGAAGGCGATGGTCAAGAAACTGATGAGGATGCCTGGGGTTGGACCCATCCTAATCGTGGACAACGATTCAACCTACGGCCCCACGCTGGAATGGTACGAGCAGTTGAAACTGGAAGCCAACGAGGTCGCAGTCATCCGCACGGGTGGCAACTTCGGCCACCTTGTAGCATGGCAGGCACAAATCCCGCAACAACTGTTTGACATGGGATACCCCGATTACATCGTCACGGACCCTGACCTTGACCTTTCGGCCCTGCCCGATGACACGCTCCTGCGTATGCGGGAACTTTGGTACGACCTACCCGAAAAGACCTACATGTACGAACAGGAGGAAGGTGACCCGTTTAACGGGGTCAAGTTCTCGGTCAAGGACAAAATCGGCCTTGGCATTCGGACGGACGATGTTCCTGCAGATGCTTTGTTCTTCCAGCAGGCCGAACTACGCTATAAGAACCAACCTTACTTCCACGACCTGCAACTTGCGCCCGTTGACACGACCTTTGCCTTCTACCATCACCAACGCTATCAGCGGGTGGTCATCGGAGGGGCAAGGATGGTCGCACCTTACGAGTGCAGGCATCTTCCCTACTACCTGACCGCCGATGACTTAAATGCGGACTGGGAGTTCAGGCAGTACCTTGACAAAGCCAACCACGCCAGCACCGCCAAGAAGATTGCGGACGGGCTTAAAATCTTTTAACCATGCCATACTCGCACCCATTCTACAAGAACCGAATCGCCGAACACATTCGGTCAGTCCTGCGACCTGATGACAAGGTGCTTGACATAGGGGTTGGATGCGGGACTTATGCGGAACTACTGCCCGAAATAACGATGGACGGGGTTGAGATTTACGAGCCGTATGTTCAGCGGTTTAACCTTCGGGCCAAATACAAGGAACTATTTATCGCTGACATTCGGGATTTTGACATCAGCCCCTACACATACTTGATTCTTGGCGATGTGTTTGAGCATCTAACCCTCAAGGATGCAAGGGACCTGCTAAACCGAATCGGAAGTAAAAGAGCCATGATTGCCGTGCCTTACCTCTACGAGCAGGGGGCATGGGAGGGCAATGTTCACGAAACGCACTATCAACCCGACCTTACTCCCGAAATCGTTGCCGCAAGATACCCCGAACTCAACTTGATGGTCGGGGATGCGATTTATGGCTATTACACCAACTATCCGCTATGAAACTCCAAGACCTCACTATTGACCAATTCCAACGCATCGCTGCGCTGGAGTTCAGCCCTGTGCTGACCGATTACGACAAGCGTGCAGGGGTCGTGGCGATAGTGGAGGGGGTAGATGTATCACTCGTCCGAGAAATGCCCGCCAAGGGGCTAACAAAGCGTTACAAGACCATCATTGCGGAGTGGAACGAGTTACCCACCCTCGCTTACAGGAGGCGGTTCAAAGCGGGCGGCAAGTGGTGGATTCCGACGGTGTTCACGGACGAACTCACGGCGGGGCAACTCATTGACCTCATGGACACGGACACGACCGACGAGAAGAAACTCGTCCAAAACCTGCACCGCATCATGGCGACCCTTTGCAGGGAGGGCGGGTTCCTCGGTTACTTCCCGAAGAAATACGACGGGGCAAGCCACCAAGAGCGGGCCGAACTGCTCAAAGCCCATGCCAAGATTGGTGATGTTTGGGGAGTGGTCAGTTTTTTTTTGTTAAGTTCAGAATCCTACTTGAAAGTTTTGAGCGACTATTCACGGCACCTGACGAAGGGGATGCAGGCCCAGTAACCAACCCCCTTGCTGGCTACGGTTGGCTCATGGTCGTATGGCGAATGGCGAACAAGGATGTGCTGAAATTTGAGGCCATCTTTGCGATGAAGGCGGTGGAGTTCCTGAACTATGCCCTGCTCATACACGACATCTTGGAAGCCGAACGGATGGAAGCGGAGCG